CACAGAAAGTGCAGAAAGGAGACACAGTATGGAAAGTACTTCACAAAATACGTTGGACGATACCAAAAAGGACAAAAATCAGAAGACGGAATACAAAACTATCGATTATCACGAAAGGTACCCCTGGCTTAAAGCGGCTTGTCCATTGTCGCCAGATTCAGCGCTACAAAACATTTCCTCATTTTTGGATGGCTTGAAGGAAGAGAACTTACGAGTACTAACGACAGCGTTTTACGGACAGAACACATCGCTTAATGAAATTTTGGATCGTTGGAGCAAAATTGCTTTGCCTATACGAGAAAAGATGGGACCGGAATTTGTAAGAGATTATGAAGAATGGATAAAGAAAGCAGGACCAAGAAGTCCACGTCATAGTTGGGACGAAGTAAGGGAAGTCTATACTGGGTATTTCAATCCAGTACAGTGTGATGCATCTGATGATGACATTGGCAGAGCGGCCGATTTTATCATGCAATACACTGGTCTAGCAAATTATGTTGGACGACTACGCCCAATGAGCATTGAGGAAGGAGTAGAGCGGATTCCCAAAACCACTAACTGGGGAATGCCCTTTTACCTGCACGGTAGAATCTATGACTACGAAAGTGTTATCATTGACGACACAAAGACTTTGACGGGTAAATTTACCTTAAAACAAGACAATGTGCCTATGTACCTAGCTTTAGCCAAAGCTATGGCGGCCGATCCCGATCATCTTGGATGGTCAGTACCAAACCTTCCATTTAGAAGGACTGATATGAAGGGACCGAATCCGGAGGATGCAGCTCAGCGAGCCGTCTGGGGCCAGCCCCATGCCGTATCAATATTAGATGCTACGATAGTTGGGCCAATAACGAAACTTGTGCAATCGATAAAGGCTAATGGTTTTTATTCAATCATCAACGAGAAAGTATTAACTGAACGTATCCACGTCTTGTTGCGGAAGGCGCAAGAAACGGGAGCCATCGTACTCGGAGTAGACAAAGATAAGTGGGACCACCACGTGAGCCGAAAGTGGATCTTGCCAGCGTTTGACCGAGTGGGGAAGTTGTTTCAGGAGGGTGCATTACCAGGCTATTTTAATAATCTGATTCAATATTTTATTAGTAGCAATATGCTAACTCCCGATGGGCTATTAGTAGGAAGAGAGAATAACGTATCTTCAGGAAGCGGATTTACACTATGGCTAAACGGACTAATACATTTGTTCGAATTAGCTTATGTTTATTACGAAATATACGGAACTTATGAAGGTTTCGAAGCTGAATGTAAGGGTGATGATGGTATGTTGATTATGAAAATAGAAGACATCCCACAATTTATAGAAATCACTAATTCTAAAACTGGAATGATTAATCACGAAGAGAAGCAATTCGCGGTTCCTGGAATGACGTCTTTCGCCAAGAAAACGTATGAATTAGATATGGAAGAAGGCGTACCGGCAAGTTCTCGGTCCATAACTTCTATGAAACATCCGGATCAAGG